AACAACCTTCTGCGAATCTTCTGGAAAACAATATGCAGTATCTTCTGCTAACGCCAAAGGTATCTGGCAATACTTAGACAAAACAGAGAAGTGGTTAGAATCAAAACTCAAAGAAGATTTAGACCCATTTAATCCTTATGATGCCACATACATGACTTCGTGGCTTTTACGTAATGACACTAATCCTAAAAGACATTGGAACGAATCAAAACATTGTTGGAATAAAAACATACCCAAAAGTTCATATACTTTACACTATTAGGTCTAATATATAGCAGTAAGCACTACACGAACAGGATTCGTGTATTTAGACAACTAACAGGAGTAGTGATAATGTCAGAAAATGAGCAAGCTGAACAAGTGCAAGAAGATACCCAAGTAGATAGCGCAGCTGAAAACGTAGATGTCGAAGTTGCAGATTCATCTTCAGAAGTGGTAGTCGATGGCGACAATTCTTCAGATGATGAACTTGATAAGCGAATACAAAGGGCTAATAAAGAAGCTGCGAAATTTAGAGTAGAGAAGAAGGAAACTGAAGAGAAGTATGATTCTTTAATTCAGAACTTAGGCAAAGCTTTAGGATTCGTAGAAGAAGATGATGCTAACAACGCAGAAACTTTAGCAGAAGAAGTTACAAAACTTCAATCTGAAAACAGAAGTTTAAAGTTGATGCAAGCATTTAACAACGTTGTAAAGACTGAAGGCGCAGATGATGAGCTTACATGGTCTTACTTAATGGCTAAAGGTCAATTAGGCGAACTAGATGTAGAAGATACAGAACTTAGTTCTAAACTAGCTGAACTTGTAAAACAAGCTATTGAAAGTAAACCAGCTTTAAAAGCTGCGGAAGCTTCAACTTCAGTTGCAAAGAGTGGTTCAGATATGAGTACAAGTTCTCAACCACTTGATACAGAATCAAGGATTAGACAACTTGAAGCTGATAAAAAAATGAAAGAAGCAAGGGCATTAAAAACCCAAAGACTTTTAGAGCTTACAAAAGAGCAATAAAAGTAAAGTATTAATTTAACAAGTTGATTAGAAGGAGATAACCAGAAATGGCAGGAATCACAGGACAAGGTACAACTTTTAACCTTCCAAATTACGTGGGAGATTTATTTGAGTTGACACCTTCCGACACACCATTTTTGTCGCTAATCGGTGGATTAAGTGGTGGCGAAAGCACTACTTCTCCAACCTTCCAATGGCAAGCTTATGATTTGAGAAGCGCAGGGCAAAACGTAGCACTTGAAGGCGCATCAGCACCAACTGCTGAAGCAAGAGTAAGAGCTAACTATTACAACATCTGCCAAATTCATCAAGAAGTTATTGAAGTTAGCTATTCCAAGCTAGCTGCTATTGGCGCATTTAGTGGCGAAAATATACAAGGGGATAACCCAGTTACAAACGAAATGGACTTCCAAGTAGAGCAAATGCTAAAGCAAATCGCAAGAGATGCAGAGTATTCTTTCTTACAAGGTTCATTTCAAGAACCATCAGACAATACAACCGAAAGACAAACTAGAGGTATATTGGCAGCTGCTGGCAACGTTAAATATAACGATGATGCTGGCGATGGTTCTGGTACAGACCAAGCATTAACAGAAGATGCAGTCTTAGACCTTATGCAAGCAATTTGGGAAGATGGCGGAATCGCAGTTTCAGAAACCGCTACACTCATGGCTAACGCTAACGTTAAAAGACAACTTACTGATATTTTTGTTACTGACAAAAACTATCGTGAAGAATCAAGAAACGTTGCTGGTGTAAACGTACAAACAATCGAAACTGATTTTGGTAAAGTTAATATTCTTTTGAATAGACACATGCCAACTACAGAATTAGTTGTTGTATCAGCAGAATTATGCGCACCAGTTTTCATGAACGTTCCAGATAAAGGATTCTTATTTGTTGAACCACTTGCAAAAGATGGCGCTTCAGAGAAGTTCCAAATCTATGGAGAAATTGGATTAAAATATGGTAATCCAAACGCACATGGAAAAATTACAGATATTGCTGCGGTCTAAGTAGTAATACACTTTAAGTTAAGACCATCCATTAAATTGGATGGTCTTTTCTTTTTATGGGTTATAATCACAACATGGATTTTATAGATGAAAAAGGTATAGTCCACAAAGGATTCAATGTAAAGCAAGCATTTAAGTTTGGATGGAAACCAGTTGGAGAAGATGCCGATAAAGTTGAAATTAAAGAAGAAGTAGCGGTTAAAGCGGAAGAAGAATAATGAGCTGGTACATGCTAAATGGCGAAGCTATATTTTTTGAAAATGATGCTTTAATACCAAAGCACATGAGAAAAAAGATAGAAGCTATTGAAGCACCAGATGCAGCTGGTGGCGCATGGAAAACTAAAACTGGTAAGCGTAGAGCGCAACCTATGAAACTAAAAACTTTAGAGGAAGAGTAATATGGCAACTAATGTATATTTAAGACCAAGCTACTGCACAGTAGATGAATACGAAACAGTTACTGGTGGTAACGCATCACAACAAACAGTTACTTTAGCAAAGCTGCAACTTGCTTCAGATATTATTGATTATCACGTAAACGTAGCTTTTAAAGTTGATACTTCTGGTAATCCTACTAATGATGATGTTCACGATATTTTAAGAGATGCAACTGCATGGCAGATGGATTACATGGTCGAATTAGGCGTAGATGATTTTGATAAACTAGAACATAAAGGCAAAGTATCTTTAGGTTCTTTACAGATGGAAAAATATCCAGACCATTTAGCACCACGTGCAAAAAGATTATTAGTTAATCATGGATTCTTCGGATATAGAGCTGCGGTATTTTATAACTATGATGACAGTTTACCAAAAGCTATAACCGATGACCAAGTGTATGAATAATGGTACAGTATCACAACCTAATTTCTCCATTATTAACAATGAAGGTAACAAGATATTCGATGCAAGGTTCATCTGCTTATGGCGAAGTCTATGACACCGCTGAAGATGAATTTAAGTGCAGAATAGAACCATCTAAAAGAAGAATCCAGACTGATTCTGGAGATGAAAAAATAACAAGTGCTAGATTATTTTGTAAAGGCACACAAGACATAAATGTTGGCGACAAGATTGTATGGGATGATGGAGATGAAGGCGCAATAACATATTATGTTTTAGGCGTAGATACCATTATGGGATTTCAACATATTTCACACAAAGAAGTTGATTTAGGAGTTAATCAAAGATAATGGCAAAATACTACAACGCTAAATGGTTCGGAGATGATGTTAAAAAGAAAATTATGTACGCACAAGAAAAAGCAATTACATTAGGATTAGAATTTGTAAAACAAGAATCAATTAAAGTTGTACCAAAAGATACTGGCTTACTAGAGAAATCTGCTGGCGTTAAATTAGTAAGAGATGAATTAGGTAAGCATACTGGATATGTTTACTACGATACTCCATACGCAATTAAACAACACGAAGAATTAGGTTATCAACATGCTGAAGGTCGTATTGCTAAATATTTAGAATTACCACTTCAACAACACAGTAAAACTGCATTAGAAATTATGCAAAAAGTTATAAAAGGTCAGATTAAATAATGTTGGCATCAGAAGTAGCAGAGTGGATAGGAGATAATATAACATCTTGTAGTTTTGATACTACTGGAGTTACTGGTAATGTATTTATTTCAGTTATGCCAGCTAGTCCAGATGTTTGCGTTATGGTAAGTGAATATGGCGGAGTAGCTGATGACAAAAATCCATTTAGTGATATAAATGTTCAATGTAGAGTGCGTGGTACTAAAGACCCAAGAGTAAGTTATAACATAGCAAAAGAAATATACGATGAATTGTTAGGACTTACAAATACTACGCTAATATCTAGTGGTAGTCGTGTTATAAAAGTTATTGCGCAAAACACGCCAATAGACATTGGTCGTGATGACAATGGCAGGCACGAGTGGACAGTCAATTTTCAAATTGAAGTCTATGATGAAGGAAGTAACAGAAGTTACAATTAGTTAAATAGGAGAGAATAGATGGCAAATGCAAAAGTAGCAGCAAAAACTGCTTCATGGGAAGCATCCACAGATGGTGGTTCAACTTATACCAGTATTAATGGTATAACTGACTTCTCAATGTCTAACAGTCCAACTGATGCTGATGTAACTGATTTTGGTAGCGGAACTGCAACCGAGCATAAAGTAATTAGAAGAGCTATTGAGTTTTCACTCAATGGATTCTGGCTAGAAGATGATAGCACAGGCGCTATAGATGCTGGTCAAGAAATTCTTTATGATAATGGTAAAGCAGATGCTGCAATCGATTTCAAGTTAACAACAGATGGTGGTTCAACTATTGAATTTTCTGGCACATGTGTATTCACACTTGCTGGAGATGTCAATAATGTTATGACATGGAGTGCTACTATCAGAGCAACAGGCGCAGTAACATATACTGATGTCTAATAGGTAGGTAGGTAATAATGAGTGGCGACTTTAAAGACTTCGATGCTGCATGGGCAGAGAAGCAAGAAGAACCAATCAAATATAAAATATTTGGTGTAACCTATGAAATACCAGCGACTATTTCTGCTGCGTTCATGCTGGAAGTTACAAAGATTTCTAGCGGTAAAAACGCAGAAGAGAATTTAACTGCTGCTGATATAGGTAATTTATTAAATGCTTTATTCAGTAAGCAAGTTATAACTGACTGGCTTGATAAAGGTATGACACTTCCACAACTCAATGATGTTTTACAAGATGTTCTTGAAAAATATGGCTTGATAGGCGGTGGTGTTGACCCAAAAGTGAAAGCGCAGCAGAAAGGCAAGTCCGAAAAGGACAAGTAAAAAAGTTCTTTAAAAACTGGAATCTGATTGAAGCAGATTTTCAAAGAGAATACCAGATAGACTTAATGTCAGAATTAAGAGCTGGTATGTCATGGCGCAGGTTCATTTTGTTATATAATTGTCTAAGCAGCGCAAGCGTAACAGTAGAATTGCAAAAGTATGAACAACATAAGGTACAAAGTGGACAAAGCGAAATTACAACAAGTAAGCAACTTGATAGATTTCTTAAACAACAGTTTGGGAGTTAGATAGTGGCATTAACAGTTGGCGAACTTAACGCAATATTAACAGTCGATGATAGAAATTTTGAAGCTGCATTAAAAGAAGCTAAAAAGAATTTAGAAAAAGCTGCTGCATCCGCAGATGACTTCGGAGATGAAACTAAAAAATCTTTTGATAAAGCAACTAAAGCTATCGATAAAACTGGCGATGAAGCTAAGAATACTAAAAAAGATTTAGATAAAGGCGCTAGTTCAGTAAATAAATTTGGCGAAACTTTAGGTCGTGCATTTAAAGTAGCAGCAATAATTGCAGTCGGTAAAGCTATTGCACAAGCAACTATGGAGATGGCTAATCTAGCATTAGAAGCTACAGAATCCGCAGCTGCTTTTGAAATAACTTTCGGTGGCGCAACACAAGAAGTTACACGTTATGTAAATCAGATGGCACACGCTTTTGGTATGACCAGAGCAGAGATGCAACAACAAATGGCGGTAACTGGTTCTATTATTCAAGGTTTAGGTTTTACTTCTGATGCTGCTGCTGATATGTCCACAAACATTTTAAATCTTTCTGGCGACCTCGCCGCTTTCATGAACATACAGGAAGGCGCAGTTTTACCCGCACAGGCAATAACTAAAGCTTTAACTGGAGAGCGTGAAATGCTTAAATCAATGGGTATTGTGCTTCGACAAGTTGAAATAGAACAAGCTGCTATGAATATGACTGGCAAAACTGCTGCTAGTTTATTAACAGACCAAGAAAAAGCTGCCGCATCTTTAATGTTAATTGAAGAGAAGATGGGTCATATTAAAGGTCAGTTAGGTCGAGAAGCACAAGGCGCTGCTAACCAGATGCGTTCTTTACGTGCAGAATTTAAAGAAGCTAAGACTGAAGTAGGCGCAGCTTTACTTCCAGCATTTTCAGATTTGATACCAGTAGTAAGAGATATGATTCCTACGTTCAAAGAAGTTATGGCTTCTATGGCAGGTATGACAGAACAAATTGTAAGAGCTTTAATACCAGCAATCGAACCACTAAAAAGTATTATTAGTGCGTTGCTTCCAATCTTAGAGTTTTTATGGGGTATCTTAACAAATCAACTTAAACGAGCTTTTGAAGTTATCGCTAGTATTTTAGATGTAACAGTAATACCAATTCTTGATGCTTTATCTGAAGCAGTAACTTTCTTAATGAACGGATTTGGAGTATTGACAACTGCACAAGAAGAATATTTAAGAACTGCTAAAAGTTCTGAAGGTGTTTTATTTAGATTAAACGAAGCTATTGCTGCTGGTGTACCACCGCAAGAAGCATACAATGCTGCGGTCGCAGAAGCTAAAGATTTAAAAATAGATGATGCAAAATTAACTGATGATATGACACAAGCTGCTTTTGGATTTAGTAAAGCAAAGCAAGATGAAATAAGAGAATTAATTGCAGCTAAAAAAGCACAATTAGAAAACTTAGAAGCACAAAAAGATGCTTCCTATGCAGCTTATAACTTGACAACAGGACAAGAAAGATTAAATGATGAGATAGCTGCACTTGAAGGAGAACTTACTTCAAACATATATAAAATGTATCAATATCAAGGCGCACAAGCTGCTGCTGGCGCTGGCGCACAAGATTTTGCTGATGATGTTGAAGAATCTACAGATGCAGTTGAAAAGAATACTTTAGAGTT